TGTGTATAAGAGACAGCGCCCGCCCTTTGACAGAACGGCGTGCAGGTTCACAAGTTCTTCGGAGGTAACTACTTCTCTCTTTGCCGGGTCCGATTTGGACGCGAGAGGAATCTTCACCATTTAGAAGTATTCGGCCTTTACGGGCTGGCCGGTGTAGCGAAGCGAGGAAACGGATTTCAGCGCGCGAAGCCTTGCGCGGCGCGTCTGCGCTTCGTCTAGCCCATCATCCCGCACAACCTTGCCGAACGTCTTTCCAGACTCTGCGGCTAGAACCAAAGTCAGCGGTCGCATTACCTCGTCGGGAACATCGTCATAATCCCAATAGACGAAATGCGATGGCATCCTTTGCCATTCGGCGTGCTTGAACTTCGATATGCGCTTCAGGTCAGCAAGTGACGCGGCATCCAGATCGGATATGGCGTCAATGATGTTTAGTTCGAGCGCCACATCACGGGCCAGATCGTTAGCTGTATTGGCCATTCAATTCTTCCAGCGTGATGATGGGTTGTTCGATGTAGTGCTGAAGAAGCCCGCCGCAGCGAAATTCGATTTTCAAACCCTTCTCAGCGAACAACTCCGCCATTGCGCCAAACTCGGCACATTGGAGCGCGAAATGCTGTTCGGTGAGAAAGGTCTTGTCGCCTACGCGGATGTTGACGCGCTCGCGCCCGGCCCTCATTTGGCCCGCCGCTATATCGTCGCCAAAAACGTGCTTGTCTTCCTCGAATGACGCATCCGCGCCATAGATAACAACGTGCTTGTATCCAAGTTTCAGCGCGAGAAATGGCGCCCGCGTCATTACGCCGGTCCCGCCCTTGATCGAAGGCTCCGGTCCGCCAGGCTCGTGAACGTGAACTGCGGTTACGTTGTAGCCCTCAAGCGCATCGAATACTGCCGGGTCACAACAACTCCCGACATAGTACCGAACGCCCTTGATCGGCTTTCTTGCGTAGTTCGCAAGTTCTTTATCCGGGTCGACGCAAAGCCAGTAGTCGGGCTTAATACCATTCTTAATCAGATAGTCATGCGCGCCATTTGCGGCGAGAATCTCCCCATCGAAGTCCCGCAACTCTTGCAAGTGACGAGACAACGATGGGGCCGTTCCGCAAATAGCGATTTTGCGATCATGCCAAGGTAACTGCGTGCAAAGAGGAAGACCGCGATCCATTGCCGAAGCAATGTTCTTATTACGGCCTTCCTCGTTTACTACGCACTCAATCTTGACAGTATCAAAGTTCATTACGGAAGAACGTAATCAACTTCGAGCGACAGAACCGAAGAGACAAAACCGAAGGACGAAGTCACAACGGTCAAGCCGATTTCCGATTCTTTGGTAAGCGTAAGCGGGCCATCAGAAAGCAACACACCGCCAAAGGCGTAGTTGTAGCCGGTGCCGACCTGAATGCCGGTCTTGGCCGCGCCCGAAAGCACGCCAAGGTTGCCGAAGGCATCCGTATCGGTATCGCCAGAGGTAATACCGATATCAATGTCGAGCGTTGCCGACGAAGTCGTGGACTCCATCAAGCGGCCACGGAAGCGGCCACCAAGAATGACCGCGCCCTTAGGCAGACGGCACATTACGATAGTGTCACCACCAAGAGGGCCTGCGGTCGTATAAGCATACTTGCCGTAGGCCGTTTTCTTGCTGCCAGCGAAGCCGTGACCGGAGGCCGGAGCATTCGCAGAGGCGGTAGCAGAACGAACAGTTGCCATGTGAATATCTCCTTACGAGGTCGTCGAGCTGGCGAAGTAGCCAGTCAGAACGCCGTGGTCCTTGAGGTCGTCGTGGTCGCCCGTACCCGATCCAAACTGCATCTTCTTGATGCCGTAGATCGCGTCGATTGCCAGACCCTGCTTGTCGCCGTAGTCGAACGTCTCTTCGCGAGAGCGCCAACGCTTGGCATAAGCAGCACCAACGGCCTGCGCGCCACACATGAACACGGGAACAACCGTGGTCGTGCCGCTGGCACCTTCGCCAGTCAGCGTGTGCGTGTCGTAGAGGCCGTGCGCTTCCTTGAGAATCATGCCGTTCCACAGCATGTCGCCGCCCTGGAAGAGACGGTTGTTCTCCATCTCAAGCGAAACCTCACGCTGCGCCTGACGGAGCGGCGAGTTGGATTCGTTCTTGAGATCGCGGAAGGCGAGCGGGTGAATGTAAACCACGTAGTAGTGGCGACCATTCTCCGCCGTGCGGATCGGGCGAATCTTCGGGTTCGCTACCGTCAGCGCCTTGAGCTTCATTGCGTCGAGGTCGGCGAGCGTCAGAAGATCGTTCGTCGAGTCGAGCGCGTCCCAGATCGCGCTGTGGTCCGTGCCGTTCGTGCCGGACGGGTCATAAACGCGGTCGGTGTTGTCGGTAAGCCAAGCATCCTTCTGGGCTTCCGAAGCATCGGCGAGATTGACGCCGTTGATCGAGCCCAGAGCCTTTTCGATGAGCCCTTCCGTGTCCTTCATCGACCAATCCTTCAGAACGGCCTTAGCCGCCCTGCGGAGGTTGATTGCGGAATACTGCTCGTCGATTTCGGCCACACGAACGGCGTTGCGGCGCTTATCGACGTAAAGGCGGAACGAACGCGAATCCATGCGCTCTTCGTTGCCTTCAAGTACGTTCGAGCCGGTAACGGCGTTGTTGGTCAGCTTGTTGACGAGGGCGAAGGTAACGCTATCGCCCGCTTTCTTGGTCAGGTCTTCCTTAACCTGAATGATCGAGTTTTCGTCGGTGCCCATTTCTCCGGCATAACGATTCTCGGTCAGGTATTCGGTGAAGAACTGATCGTCCCACTGTTGGACTGTCAGTCCAGTGGCGACATTGGTATCAGCCATTTTAGCCTCGCATGAGTAGCGAGGGCTTCATTCGTTCGGTTAGCGTTTATTCCTGCTGCCCAAGACTTCTTCGATTGGCTTGGGGCCAGAGAACGGCTGTGCTGCCTTGCTTGACACCGAACGCGCCCCCGCGAAATTAGAAGGGATTGCGTTAGGTGCGGGTTTTGGCGCTGCGGCCTGTGCCGGTGCGCTTGCCTGTAGAGCCTGCTGCACAAGTGCAAGCATGGCGGGGTCCTTGAGCGACTCTTTCAGTAGCTCGACCCTGCTTTCGGGGTTCTGGAGCGAAGAAAGCTGCTGACGTTCCTGATACCAGTTGACAAGAGCAATCCCAGGATTGGGGCTTGCTGCAATCATTTGCGAAATCGGATGGCTTGCATTGCCGCCCGTTACGTTCATGACTTCCTTGCCTGCGGCATCGAATACGTCATCGCCAAACTTCACGCGGGCGAGCTGCTCTGACCAATAAAGATTATTGGCCCTCTCGCGCTGCTCGTATGTTTGTGTTTGGCGTTGCTGCCAGCCATCCGGGTCTTCGTAGAAGTTCGGTGCTGGCTGCTCAGGTGGTTTCGGCGCAAACTGTGAAGCAATCTGCTGCATGTCTCGCCGCCACGATTGCTCGCGGCGGTCCAACTCTGCACGCAATTCATCACGCTCGGCCTCTGTCGCCTGACGCTTTTTCTTCTCTGCCGTGTAAGCGCCCTTGAAGCCGTCGCGTTCTTTCGCTTCGGGCTTTTCGGGTTCTCCCGCGTTCAACTCCGGCGTTGCTTCCGGTGCTGGTTCGGGGTCTTTTGCTTCGGGCTGTGGCGCCTCTGCTACTTCCGGAGTTTCTTCCGGTTTCGTCTCGACAACCTCAACCTTTTCTTCGGCAGGGCCTTCCAGAATATCCTTTATCTCTTTCGGCATTTTTCCCGCTCTTGCCCGTGAAACGGCGGCATCCCGTATTTGCCCTTCAATGCGTAGGCACCACGCTTCGCCCGTCACCCGGCGTCGGTAAGCGCAACAAAAAACCCGCTAGCTAAGCGGGTGAGTTATTGCGGAATCTGATTATTGTGCTTTGGTTCTGGCGGCTGCATCGCCGTTATAAGTTTGGCGAATGCTTCCGTCTGTCCGCGCTCAATGTCGGCCATATTCTTTTGGGCCTGCGTTTCGTTCTTCGCGGCCTCGGATTGAACCTTGGCGATTTCTGCCTGCGCCCCCGCCATCTGCATTTGAACTTGCATGGGATCTGGCTGGCGCATCTTTTCAAGATGCTCCATAATCTTCGCGCGATTGCGAAGGTTCGGCATCGTCTCGATAAGCAATTCAGTCGGAATCGCATCCGGGTCTGCCTGCTTCAGAGCGACCAGCGCGTCGAACTGCTCTTTCTGCGGAGCAATACCGTCAGGCGCGTCCTCGATCACGATATCGACGCCAAGCTCGGCAATGGGCCGCTGCATAACGCTGATATTATCCGGCATCTGGCCGCCATTCTGCGCCTGCATCATCATCTGGCGCATGGGATCGACGTTGTAGCCAACAAAGCGAATTGTGCGCTCGTCGTCAGTAACGCGAACCCACTTCTCTTGATCCCAGAACTGGCGAATACGATTCCAGACCGCGACGAATACGCGACGGTCAAGATGGCGAAGGCCGTCAAACAAATTACCAAGCTCGACCATGCCGCCCGACTGATTAAGCTGAATAGCCTTACCGGAAGGTGCCCCGCCCTGCTCGCCAAGCAGCGCGCTGTTAGCGCCAATAAGGTCAAGCTCCTGTCCCGTGATCTGGAGCATTTGAAACTGGCCCGCGACCTGATCGGTATTCGATAGAACCTCAACCGCATCCTTGGGCGCATCAACAACGCCGTTAGGATCGGCCAACTGCTTTCGAACATCAGAAATATCAACGCCCGAGGACGTTGAATCGTAGCGCACCTGCCGCACCGTCAAATGATGCAACAGCTTCGAGCGGCGTTTATTAAACTCGTCCTGCGGAGAAATCATCTCACGCACAACGCCGTAGCGGTTATTGTCCCTATCGACGTAGGCCGACTGGAATATAAACCCGCACTCCGGCTCCTGATCGTCGTTCAACCACGGGCTAACGCCGCCCTTTAGCAACCCGCCCTTGGTGAACTCCGCAAAATACCAAGTGCCTGCGGCCCTGAAATACATCTGCGATATGCGAATGCGCTTGCGCTTGCGGTCAGCCCATACGCCATTCTTGGGCTTGTCGTCGTAAGTGTCGCCCTTTCCCGATACGGTGCTGTAAGTGTCGGTAAGGATTTCCGATATATTCGGAACATCCTTGTATTGGTCGAGCGCGTCTTCCTCGTCCATCCAAACATCAACACCGAGGTACATCGCATCGGAGAAGTCGGCCTCTGACGAATGCGGGTCCCAGAACATTCTGTCCCAAGAGACGCGGCGCACCTTTACGCACCAGCCATATTTTTCCTGCTCGGCGGTGACTTCAAACCCGCCCGCACCCTTAATACACATATCGTCCCAGACGCGGGAACGCTTCATGTTGTATTGCTCGTCCTCGATCACATAACGCAAGGCGTCAGTGGAGGACGAGGCATTATCTTCTTCAACCGGCGTGCGCGGCATCGCCTTGGGCATCGCCCGCTGACGCTTTTCAAGGCCGCCAAGAAACTCAATCTTGCGTCGAATGCGGTTGATGATAACCGGAGGCTGCCCGCGCTTCTTGAGCGCCTTGATTTCGGCGTCGGTCAGTTGCTTGTTGTCAACGTAGTCCTGATCGCGCTCTGACAGCTTGCGCGCGTCAATAGTTGCTTCCTCGGCAGAGTCGCGCCATTGCACAAGCACGGATACGTCAACGGCGGGCTTGGGAGCCGGAGTATCGCCCTGTGTTGCTTCTGCCGCTACGCTGTCTTCCAATTTAGATCATCCTGCTCGCCATCGTCGTCCAGCCATTTCTGCCAGCGG